AACTGATTATGATTTTATGGTTGCCATGCAAATGGACATGATTGCCAAGATGAAACATGGAGCGATTAATCCAAACTATGACCTAAACGCATTAGTAGATGAGGGCACTAGATGTTGGAAGGGCTATGAGAAAAAAGGAATGAAAACAATGTTTGGCAAAAGGGTGCCGAACTGTGTGAAAAGAGAACACGTTGACTTTTGTGTAAATTGTGGAAACATAATGTTGGACGAGTCTCTGGATGAGAATTTAAAGAAATGGTTCAAAGACAAATGGGTAAGAGTTGGACCAAAAGGAAAAATTAGAGGTGCCTGTGGAGGCAAGAGCAAAGGTGAAGGCAAGCCTAAATGTTTACCACTAGCAAAAGCAAGAGGCCTAGGGAAAAAAGGCAGGGCATCAGCGGCACGTAGGAAGAGAAGAAAAGATCCAAATCCAAACAGACGTGGTAAAGCAATAAACGTTGCCACGAAACGTAAGAAGAAAAAATAGTTTGCAATCCACACAAATCTGTTATATACTTGTTGGATAACAACAGGAGAAACAAATGGCAGTAAGAAATTTCAATGACGCAGAAAAGCAGAAACTAATCCAGATCATATCTCAAGGATCACAGGTACTTGGTGAAGTCGAGGACTTGAAAGGTGGATTGAAAGACACAGTAAAAGCAATAGCAGAAGAACTAGAATTAAAACCAGCGTTGATCAACAAAGCGATATCTGTTGCACACAAAGGCAACTACCAAAACATCGCAGACGAGATGGACACACTGGAAAGCATATTAAACACGGCCGGCAAACTATAGTGTATAATATACTCAAAGAATTTTGGGTAACAAGTTATAGAACAGACAAACTAGCTTTTTATTTAGAAGTATTTTCTGTTGCAGTGACCGTTTGGGGATCAGCATTATTAACTTTTACTTCTCCCGGACCAGATATGCAATTAGTATTTCCATTGTATCTATTAGGTTCTACCACACTTGCGTATGCATCTTTCCGCAGAAGAATTATTTGGACTTGCGTATTGGCCTCATGGTTTACTATAATGAATGTAATAGGAAATTTTAGAGTATTTTTATGAGTTACATAGACGCACTATACAAAAAAGACGAAGATAAAATTTACGTTGTGGAACGTGATCCAAAGAAGGGTCGTGTGTTCGTTGAGTATGATGCAAGATATGTATTCTACTATCAAGATGCCAGGGGCAAACACAGGTCCATGACAGGAGAACCTTTACAAAGAGTAGTTTGCCAAACAAACAAAGAATTCATTAAGGAGCAGAGGATAAGGTCCAACAAGCAACTTTATGAACAAGATATCAATCCAGTGTTCAGATGTTTGGAGGAGAATTACTTAGGTAAAGAAACACCAAAACTGAACGTGATGTTCTTTGATATCGAAGTTGACTTCGATCCAGATCGAGGTTATTCAACAACAGATGATCCGTTCATGCCCATAACTGCCATAAGTTGTTATATGAGTTGGACGGATCAACTGGTCACACTTGCAGTGCCGCCTAAAACAATCAGCATGGAAGATGCTAAAGAGCTGACCAAAAGATTTGATAACACAATGTTGTTCGAAAAAGAGAAAGACATGCTTGATGCATTCTTACAACTGGTGGATGATGCAGATATACTTTCGGGTTGGAACAGCGAAGGATACGACATACCTTACACTGTAGGAAGAATACAAAAAGTTTTAAGTGGAGATGATACTAGAAGGTTATGTTTCTGGGGAGAAAAACCTAAGAAAAGAGTTTTTGAAAAATACGGCAGAGAACAATTAAGTTTTGATCTAGTAGGTAGAGTACATTTAGACTTGCTAGAACTATACAGAAAATACACATATGAAGAACGTCACAGTTTCAGACTAGATGCTATAGGCGAACACGAACTAGGTGAAAAGAAAACTGTGTATGAAGGTTCATTAGATAATCTATACAAAAATGACTTTGGTTTGTTTGTCGAATACAACAGACAAGATTGTGCATTACTGGCCAAACTTGAAAAGAAATTAAAATTTATAGAACTTGCCAACGAGATAGCACACCAGAACACTGTGCTACTGCAAACAACAATGGGTGCTGTTGCTGTAACAGAACAGGCCATTGTGAACGAAGCACACAGACGTGGCATGATTGTTCCAGGTAGAAAGTATAGAGACAAAGAAGCAGAACCGGTAACAGCGGCAGGTGCCTATGTGGCAACTCCACAAAAAGGATTGCAGGAATGGATTGGATCTATAGATATAAATTCACTTTATCCATCAGTCATTAGAGCCTTGAATATGGGTCCTGAAACTATTGTTGGGCAAATAAGACCTGTTATAACCTCGGCTGAGATAAACAGGGCCAAACACGCCAAGAAATCATTTGCGGCGGCATGGGACAGCCAGTTTGGTAGTTGGGAGTATCAGGCAGTGATGAACAAAGAGAAAGGCACAGAGATTATAGTTGACTGGGAAGACAAAACAAGTGTGAGAATGAGTGCGGCACAACTATATGATATTGTTTTCGAAGGCAACAACAAATGGATGTTAAGTGCAAACGGTACAATATTTACGTACGAATATGAAGCAATTATTCCAGGACTACTGAAAAGATGGTATGCTGAACGACAAGAAATGCAACGTAAGATGCACGAGTGTGGAGATAATGAAATTGAAAGAGAGTATTGGGACAAGAGACAGCTTGTTAAAAAAATTAACCTGAACAGCCTGTATGGTGCAATTTTAAATCCAGGTTGCAGATTCTTTGACATAAGGATAGGACAGAGCGTGACACTGACTGGTAGATGCATAACCAAACACATGGCAAGTAAAGTAAATGAAATAGTCGCAGGCAAATATGACCACAAAGGCGAGAGTGTTGTGTATGGTGACACTGACTCTGTGTATTTTACTGCGTTCAAAACCCTACAAAATGAAATTAATCAAGGAGTCATACCATGGACTAAAGATTCTGTAGTAGCTCTATATGATAAGATATCAGAAGAGGTAAATGGCTCATTCAAGGCATTTATGACAAAAGGATTCCATTGTCCAAGTACAAGAGGCGAAGTAATCGCGGCAGGTAGAGAACTAGTAGGATCAAAAGGACTTTTTATCACAAAGAAAAGATATGCACTATTGTACTATGACAAGGAGGGAGAAAGAACAGACACAGCAGGTAAAGAAGGCAAAATGAAGGCCATGGGACTAGATCTCAAACGTTCGGACACTCCGGTGTTTGTGCAGGATTTCCTAAGTGACCTACTGTACATGGTGTTGACAGGCAAGAGCGAAACAGAGGTGTTAGAAAAGATAAGTGAATTCCGAGCAGAGTTCAAAGCAAGACCAGGTTGGGAAAAAGGTTCGCCTAAGAGAGCCAACAACATGACCAAGTACACAGCGGCAGAAGAAGCCAAAGGTAAAGCAAACATGCCAGGACACGTGAGGGCAAGTATGAACTGGAACAGGTGCAGAGAGATGTACGGAGACAAATATTCGTTACCTATTACAGATGGTGCAAAAGTTATTGTGTGCAAACTTAAAAACAATCCATTAGGCTATACAAGTATTGCATATCCTGTTGATGAGATGCGTATTCCCGAATGGTTCAAGGAACTGCCATTTGATGGTGACGCAATGGAAAGCACAATACTAGATCAAAAAATAGATAACCTTATAGGTGTGCTAGGTTGGGACGTGCAAAGTACAGAGACCACAAACACATTTAATAAACTATTTGACTTTTAAATAGTGGTATGCTGAGTATCGAAGAAATAAAACTATTAATAGAAAAACTAGAGAAAGCCAAAGAATCTGATTTCAGAGAGCTTATAGATTCTAACCTTAAAATTTTAAAAGATATAGAAATGGCCGTTGATGCCAACAATCAGCAGGTGATAGATAGACTAGATAAAACTCCGGAATGGTTTACCAAGGACATAGACTTGAAAAGAAAGAGACCAGTGGTAAGCCCATGGCTGTTTAGGCTTGTTCAGACAAAAATATATCAGTTTGCGAAAAGCAGTGGCAACTATAACAGTTTAGAAATAGGACCAGGCACAGGAATGTTTTCTAGAGAGTTCAAAGCATGGCATTTAAACTATTTCCTTGATGTGAACACATGGGTAGAAAAAAGTATAAGGAAAAAATTCCCACCCAGAAGTCAAAAAAATTTAAAATTTTATCTTACTACACGCACCAAGTGTGATCCTATACCTACTCAAAGTTGTAATTTTGTATTCAGTTGGGACACCTTTGTGTTCTTCACACAGGAACACGTAAAAGAATATCTAAAGGATATCAAAAGAGTGATGATTGATGGCGGTTATGCATTCATTCAATATGCTGATTGCCAGACCGAAGTTGAACTTGCCAATGCAGAAAAAAGTTATTGGAACTATAATACCAAAACACTGATGAAGCAGATGGTACAAGATGAGGGATATCAATTAATAGAGCAAAACCAATTCATGCCCGGTGCCAGTTATGTGATATTCCGTAAACCTGGTAAACAAAATTCGGCCGTGCATAATATTAGTGAAATAGAGCTAGACTAAGACCTAAATATCCTATACAATAACAACATTATGATAGACATCTTAAAAGACATCGTTAAACATACGCATGGACTGGGATTCTTGGATCT